ATATGACTAAGGCATTCCCTGTAAATGATATGATTGTTAATAAAATATCAGAAGAGTTGGACATAAGCAGGGATTACTTGTTCTATCTTTCAGATAGGTTTCCGAAAAATAAGGGGGATAATTTAAGTTTAGAAAAATTTGAGATGGCAATGGAAGCATTTAGAAAAGTAGAAAATAGTTAAAAAAATTTTGAGGGCACACAAAAAGTATTGTACACCCAGAAAACCCTTAACAATTTTATGAGTATAATACTTTTTTCAAGTTAACAATAGTTATATTTGGTGTCCTCGTTTTAGACATAGGAGTCAAAATGAGTGAAGAAAAAAATAATCATTTTTTGATAGCAGACAGTCGTTGTTTTAATCAAAAATTAAATCCAATAGAAATTGCTGTTTATTGTCGCATATGTATGCGAGGTCATAAATCTGTTTGCTTTGAAAGCATTAAAAACATGGCTTTAGGATGCTGTACAAGCGAAAGGAGTGTATATAATGCTTTATCAAAATTAACATCATTAAATATGATTAATATAGAATCTGGAAAAAATACAGGTAAAACCAATAACATAAAATTAGTTATCTATGAAAATTGGATAAAATTAGATGTCCAGGTAAGCACCTCCTGCATACCCCCTCTGCACCTCCTGCATACCCCCTCTGCACCTCCTGCATACCAGGTAGGCACCACGTGCAGACATAACAGTACCCGGATTAACAGGACCACATATCAGGACTCTTTAATTGATGCTGTAGAAAAGCCAGCATCAGCAATTAAGAAATCTAAAAAGAGGAAGACATGGGAAGAAAAAAGCTATGATGAAAAATTGAGTGTTATTGACGATTTAGCAAGAGACTCGATAAGAAAAGCTTTAACATGCAGAAAAGCTCAGCCTTTTAATTTTGACAATGTTCCAGATTTGCTTTTGCCAATTTTAGAAGTTCATGGAATTGAAATAGTAAAAAATTTCTTTGATATGAACAAAAATAGAGCATTTGACATAAGAAACATTGAAAATGAGATTGAGACTTACATCAATCCACTACAAATAGAACCAGAACCACAAAAACCAATTTTAGAAGAGAGTAAACTGATGCAAGCACAGATTATATCAAAAGAAGAAGAATCGTTTAAAATAGAGCATGTTTTGCAATCATTAAAGAAAGAAGAAAAAATTATGACACAAGAAAAACAAGAAGATCTCCCTTTTAACTTACCTTTACAGTTTCAAAAGTTTTTTATGAAGTTACAAAAGATTCATAAAAATGTTTTAAAATCAGATTATATAGAATTAGGGCATGATAAATTTTTAAAGAAAATGGAAACAAGTAACGCTTACCAAAATTATTTAAGAACACACAACACAGTTTTAGAAAGTTAAAAAATGAAAAAAAAAAATAAACAAAATACAGAAGTTTTTTACTTAGATGTTCCTTTTGCTTGTAAAGACGAAATACAATTGATGTACAATATAAAGTGGGACATGGATAAAAAAAGTTGGTTTACAAATAATGAAAAAGATGTTCAACAAATTGAAAAAAAAGTAAAAATATTTAGAAATTTTCATCGGGAATGTTTTGAAATAAACCATGATATTGTTGTAAAATATGTTGATTTTATATTAGATGTTTTTTCGCCTTTAGATTCTAATCGTCAAGAAATTGCTAACAAGTTTTATAAAGATCCTATAAAATGTTTAAATGAAATGAGAAAACAAATGAAGAGTAAAAAAATAAAAGAAGAAAATCCTATTGTGATCCATTAATAAAAAATCAACTCATAGAGAATACCAATAAAAATAAAGATGTAGTTAATTAGAATTTAAAATTGATTTTATACAAATAACTGGCTATACAGTTAATTATACCAATAGTGTATGTTATTATTTTATTTTAAAAAGACAAGAAGCCCCTAAAAAGAGGCTCAGTTTTTAGGAAAGATTTTGATTGGATTAAATAGCAGAATATCGAAGGTAGGTTATATAAAATATATCATATCTATACAATATTCTGCAATTAATTTAGTCAAAAAATTGTCGTTTATCCCGGAGAATCTTCACTAAACCAATTGTCTTTATTTTCACTTGCTTTTTTAAAGAAATAGGTTAATTCTTCTTCGGATTTTTCTTCTGGAATATTAACAGAATGTTCTGACATAATATGTGTATAGTCTTCTGTGTCATGCTTTAAATTATATGCACAATGGCCAATTTCATGTAAAAATATCTGATACTGAAATTCTTTAGAGAATTCTTTTACTTTTTCGGAAAATATAATGATTTTATAAAATATGTGATATTCAACGCCTAATCTATCAAACATTAAAGAATCTTCAAGCATTTTTGTTTTCTTGCCTTCGTAAGAATTTTCATTTTTATAATCACAAATAGCATAAGCATTTTTGGCGGCATTAGGATAATTATCTAGGTTATCAAATTTATACACTGTTACACTATCTAATGACCCATATTCTACTCCAAAATAATCTGCTTGCTCTTTAAAATTGTCCAAGTGAACTTGAAACCACGGATCAAATTCATGAGGAACAGACGGTTTTTTACCGCATGATATAATTGTAAAAACTGATAAAATTGAGATTATAATATTTTTCATGATTCTCTTACCCGTAATTCTTTCACTTTATTGAGTGATGTTGCTTCTTTGTGAAACTTTTGGACCCATTCATAAATAGTCTTGTGTGATACAATAATGCCTTTTTCTGCCATCTTTGCAGAAACTTCGCGGTATGTAGGCCTAGACTTGTTGTTATAAAATCTTATGGCAAGTTTTACAGTTTCCCACGGGTGTCGATGATTAATCTTGTAATAATCGAATTTTACAGTAGTTTTTCTCATAAATATTCCTTATACATATTTTAGAGTAATATCACCATGATAAACTCATACGTATAAAGTAACACACGTTACCTTGATGTCAATAAGAATATTTTTTTAAAAAATAGCTATTTTACTTGACATTTGGTAAAATGAGTTTGTTTGAATAGAAATGAGGGAAAATGCCAGCGCGAATTAGTCAACATTCTTTAGCAAAAAAAGGGAAACCTGGTAAAGCGCAATTTTTACCGGACTTAAAAGAATGGACAAAAGTTTGTAAAATATACCCATATGATACGGATATAATTAAACATTTCGATATTGCAAAAGAAACATTTTATTCATTTATAGATAAACAAAGATACGAAAAAGAGCAAAAAAATAAATCAGAATATTTAGACGCTTACAAAAATGGACGTGCGGAAACAAAGCAAAAAGTGCTAAATAATCTTTTAGAAATGGCATATAAAGGAGATAACGCATGCACTATATTTACATCAAAAACATACGGTGGATTGAGAGAAACTAAAGACCTAGATGCGCATGAAATAAGAATAAAAGAATATGAATTAAAAGAACAAGCATTTAGATTATCTACAGAAAAATTTGTAAATGAATTATGCGAAAAACATAATCTAGATAAAAATGAAACTTTAGACACTTTAAATAAGCATTTAGACTCATATGCAACTCGCAAATAAATCACACTATCTTTATAAGTTTGCAAAGATTAGAGAAAATAAAGAAGAAATTTATAAAAATAGTCCTAATGAAAATAAAATAGATGTTCTAAAACTTGCTCAACCAGGACCTCAATATACATTTTTAAATACAAGTGCAGATATTGCATTTTATGGGGGTGCCGCCGGTGGGGGTAAATCTTACGCACTTCTGCTTGAACACCTTAAAAACTTTCATAACCCTGCATTTAGATCTGTTATATTTCGTAGAAATTCTACACAAGTTAGAAATCCTGGTGGTTTATGGCATGAATCGATGGCTATTTATAAATCATATAATGGTCACCCAAGAGAAGCTTTTTTAGAATGGAAATTTCCGGCCGGATCAACAATAAAATTTGCACATTTGGAACATGAAAAATCAATTTATGATTGGCAGGGTTCACAAATTCCATTTATAGGATTTGACGAATTAACTCACTTCAGTGAAACACAATTTACATATATGTTATCACGTAACAGAAGTACTTCAGGAATTAAACCATACGTTCGCGCTACTTGTAACCCTGATGTTAATTCATGGGTTAGACAATGGCTTGAATGGTATATTGGAGAAGATGGATATGCTATTCCTGAAAAATCAGGGGTAATACGTTGGTTTATCCGTAAAGATGGAACGATGCATTGGGCCGATACAAAACAAGAACTTCTTGAAAGTTTTGGTAAAACAGAATTACCAAAATCCTTTACATTTATTTCAGCCAAAGTAACTGACAATAAAATATTAATGGAAAAAGATCCTGATTATATTTCAAATCTAAAAGCATTGTCTCGCGTGGAGCGTGAAAGACTTTTAGATGCTAACTGGAATGTAAAAGTAACGGCAGGATGCTATTTTCAACAAGGTTGGTTTGAGGTTGTTGATGTTATTCAGGGAGGATATACACAAATTGTACGTTATTGGGATAGAGCTTCTACAAAGCCAAATGAAGATAATACAGATCCAGATTGGACACGGGGTGTTAAATTATACAAATATTCAAATGGTACTTTTCTTGTTGCTGATGTAAGATCAATAAGAGACACGCCTTTAGCAGTGGAACAGCTTGTTAAAAATACAGCTTCACAAGACGGTCGTTCCGTTGTTGTGTACGGGGAACAAGATCCGGGAAGTGCTGGAGTATCAGATGTCGGAAACTTTGCGCGTATGTTAATGGGATATATAGTTAAAATAGCAAGACCAACAAAAGATAAAGAAACACGCGCTAGGCCGTGTTCCGCTCAATGTGAAGTTGGAAACATAAAAGTATTGCGTGGAGCTTGGAACAAAGAGTTTTTTGATGAACTTGAAAATTTTCCATTGGGCAAGCATGATGATATAGTTGATGCATTTTCAGGCGCATTTAATGCCCTTTGTGAAACTGTATCTATTTTAGATGCATATAGATAGGATTAATTGTGTCAAAAAAACATAGACAACAAAAAAGAATTGATAATGTAATCCCCATTAATAGCGGTTCAAATTCTATTAAAAATGATTTTAATGGAGCTGGTATACAAAGTTGGGGAATGAACCAAAATACATTTGGAACCCAGCTAAGCCAAGTCAATGAACTGTTTAACAACAATAGATGGTATTTAATCTCAAATATGAGACAGCTACTATCAGAATTATACGTTGAACATGGACTTATTCGCACAATAGTAGATCTTCCAGTTGATGATGCATTTAGGGGTGGAATTGAAATTTCATCCAAACAATTAGATGAGGAAGAATTACAAAAATTACAGATATCTATAAAAAGAAATAATGATTTAAATATAGTTGCACAAGCAATAAAATGGAACAGGCTTTTTGGAGGTTCTGGAGTTTTGATCATGACTGATCAAGATCCAATAGAACCACTTGATGTAGAAGAAATTACAGAAGACTCAAATTTAGAATTTAGAGCTGTGGATATGTGGGAACTTTTTTACGATAAACAAAATGCAGAAGGATACAACCCAGCTATTCAAAGTGAAAAGTTTACATCTTACGATTATTATGGAACTTTAGTCGATAAATCCCGCGTAATGAGAATGAAAGGATTAACAGCGCCATCATTTATTCGCCCTCGTCTGCGTGGTTGGGGATTTTCTGTCGTCGAGCATTTAGTGAGATCTATTAATCAATATTTAAAATCAAATAACCTTACGTATGAAGTTTTAGACGAGTTTAAGATCGATATGTACAAGCTTGAAGGACTTAGTAGCACGCTTCTATCTGCGGATGGACAAGCGGCTGTAAAACGTCGTGTACAAGACATGAATTGGCAAAAAAGTTATCAAAATGCTGTGACGATGGATAGCAAAGACGATTTTGTACAAAAACAACTTTCGTTTGCAGGTCTTGCGGACACGATGAAGGAAATTCGTATGCAAATTGCATCCGATATGCGAATTCCTTTGACAAAACTTTTTGGCATAAGTGCCGCTGGATTTAATAGTGGCGAGGATGACATTGAAAACTATAATGCAATGGTTGAAGGCGATGTCCGTGGAAAAGCAGAATTTGACGTATTGCGCGTTGTAGAAATTAGATGCCAAAAACTATTTGGGTTTATACCAACAGATTTATCTATAGCTTTTAAGTCTCTTCGTATGCTCTCAAGTGTTGACGAAGAAACAGTTAAAACCCAAAAATTTGGACGTATCATGCAAGCTACGCAAGCAGGATTAATGTCAACATCTGAATTTAGAGATGCCTGTAACAGAGCAAAACTAGTTGAAATTCAACTTGATAATACAAAAGATAAACTTAACCCTGATGATTCTGAAGTAGAAGAAATTATGAAAAGAAAAATGGCAGAATCAAAACCTGACGAAGCTTCAGAAGACGGAGAATCAAAACCGTCTACGCAAGATTCTGGATCTAACAAAGAAGACACCATGAAAATTAAAGCATCTGATTCTAAATCGACTTCTGTAAATATTAAAATTAAAGGAAAAAGTTAAAATGATGCTCATATGGAACCCTGGAACAACACTGGATTCAGTTGAAGAACAAGTTATCAAAGCGGCTATGGATTTTTATAAAGATGAAAAAACAGCCGCCGATTCTTTAAAATTAACAATTCAGCAATTCACCCAAAAACTAAAAAAACATCAAAAAGAATGGGTAAAAGCAGAAGAGTTAAAAGAATATGAACGCCAAAAGCAAGAAGAATACATGTTGAGAGCGCGAGGTAAATCACAAGTAGCGTAATGGAACGTATTATAAAATTAAAACCAATTTTTGAAGATGTTTCATATCAAGATGAGATAGAAAAAAAGATAATAGAATTATTCAGAAAAGAATTTTATCTGCCAATACTATCTTTATTAAACGAAGATAAAAAAATTTTAAACTCGAATACAAATTCCATTAGACAAGCGCTATCTTCTGGAAAAATATTCTATTCAAATGGAAAATTCCAAGGAAAATTTACCTCTTCAATATCAAAAAAATTGATAGAATATGGTGCAAAATGGAATTCAATAAATTCAACATATTCTATTAAACTAGAAAAATTGCCCATGGATATTAGAAGTGAAATATCAATTTCAAAAGCAAGATTTGAAGAAAAATTAAACAAAATAGACAAAAATTTATCAAACTTTAACACAAATGAGATGATTAGTAAGTTGAATATTTCACCTATTTTTGATAAAAATTTATTAAAAATAGATAAAGAATTTCAAGAGTCAATAAAGAGCATTACTATCATTCCAAGACTTTCAAAGGTTCAAAGAGAGAAAATAGCAAAAGACTGGCAATATAATATGGAACTTGATATTAAAAAATTTTCTGATGCTCAAGTAGTAGATTTAAGAGAAGTTGTACAAGACAATGTTTTTAAAGCAGGAAATAGACGAGAAGCTCTTGTAAAAGGATTTATGCACAGTTACAATGTGACTGAAAGTAAAGCAAAATTTTGGGCTCGACAAGAGACAAATTTGTTGATGGCTAAATTTAAAGAAACAAAATACGTTGAAGCTGGTGTGCCAGAGTACGAATGGAGATGCGTTCATATGCCTCATCAACCTACACCAAAAACTCCATATAAAGATGGAGAAGTGCGATATGCACATGGGGTACTTGAAGGAAAAATTTTTAAATGGAGCGATCCCCCTGTGACTACACCGCCAGGACAAATTCAAAGAAGAAACAACCCTGGCCAAGATTATAATTGTAGATGTTTTGCTTTGCCAATTGTGAGATTTAAATAATGACTTTAACACAAAATTCAGTAGGTAAAATTTATTATGGTATGCATTTTTACCCTGGTTTAGCCCAATACAGCGAACCAAATAAAGAACCATTTAAAATATTTTTAAATGAAAATACGCTTCGAAAAATGGATGCAAGTTTTGCAGGAAGACCAATCTTTGTTGATCACGTAAATGAAGTAGAATCTAATTTAGATCAACTTAGAAAAGAAAGCGATGGTTGGGTAGTAGAAAGCTTTTTTAATGAAGCAGATGGAAAACATTGGGTAAAATTTATTGTCGTCTCCGATAGAGGAGATAGAGCAATAAAAAATGGTTTTAGATTATCAAATGCATATATACCAACTCTTAATAATAAATCAGGTCAATGGAATGGTATAGATTATCAAAATGAAGTTATAGCAGGTGAATAC